GATCTGGTATCGGTAAATCCTCATTCTGTCGTGAACTTGCAACTAACCTTCTTAACAAGGGGGAACGGATCGGTTATTTGGCGTTGGAAGAATCCAACCGTCGTACAGCCCTAGGGTTGATGTCAGCATCCGTTGGTAAGTCACTACACATTGGAGAACATGAACGATCTACCCTCACCCAAGCGTATCAAGACACTATTGCTAATTGGAATCTCTATCTTTTCGATGGTTTCGGTAGCTTTGATCCTGATGTCATCTACAACCGGATCGAATATCTGGCTGCTGGACTCGACTGCAGGGTTATATTTTTAGATCACTTGTCAATCCTACTCAGTGGTCTTGATGGTGATGAAAGGAAAATGATTGACACGACAATGACACGGTTACGTTCACTTGTTGAACGGACTGGTATTGCAATGTTTCTTGTTAGCCATTTGCGACGCACACAACAAGATAAAAATCATGAAGAAGGAGCAAGAGTCACCCTCGGACAGCTTAGAGGAAGCGCTGCAATCGCTCAACTTAGTGATGCAGTCATTGGATTGGAACGCAATCAACAATCCGACAAAAATGGAAGCGATACGACAGTTAGAGTCCTTAAAAATAGGCATTCTGGCGAAGTTGGTGTCGCCTGTGTTTTGAATTACGATTTATCCACTTGTAAATTTAATGAAACTGAAACAGAACCCGAAGTTGGTTCAGAATTTGATTTCTGAAGTAGAAAAAGAGCATCCATTTATCGCTCAACCGCCTAATCCACCGACCCCTGAAGCAATCAAAAAAGCGCAGTTCAAAGACAAAACTTACCGCTGGAATGGTCGCTAAACTTATCTTAATTGATGGTTTAGTTTTGATTACAAACATTTTTATTTGTGCTGGCGTTATTCGTCATTGGAACGATGTTAATTTTTGACCTTGAAACAGATGGTCTTTTAGATGATGTTACCAAAATCCACTGTCTTGTTATTCATGACAGTCAAGCCAATCAAACACTTGTCTACAATGATGAAGGAAGTACTGAACCGATTGTCAGAGGCGTTCAACGTTTGGAGGACGCTCAAGTCATCACAGGGCACAATGTCATCGGATATGACATACCCTGCATTCAAAAGGTTTACTCTTGGTTCGATCCTAAAGCACTAATTATTGACACGCTATTGCTTTCCCGTTTGTATCATGCAGACATGTTGGGATGGGATAGTGCAACCAGATGGAAAAACATGCCTTCACAAATGCATGGTCGTCATTCTCTTGAATCTTGGGGGTACAGGCTAAATGAATTTAAAGGTTCATTTGGTAAAACCTCTGATTGGAAAGAATGGAGCCAAGAAATGCAGGATTACTGCATTCAAGATGTAAACGTCACCAAACAATTATGCGACCATTTCCACCCCTACCTGAGTGGGTTGCTTTAGAACATGACATTGCAAAAATCCTCACTCAACAAGAATTGCATGGATGGTATTTTGATGAACGCGCTGCATGGAAACTTGCATCTACTCTCCGATCAGAACTTGAAGAAACTTATCAAATACTACGCAACAAACACCCTTTCGTTCACGGACCGGTGTTTACTCCTAAACGAAATAACAAATCAGCTGGGTATGTAGAGGGCGCTCCCTTCACACGATTGAAAGAACTTAATCCAACATCAAGGGATCATATTGCATGGATATTAGAGAAAAGACATGGATGGAAAGCAACACATCTGACGCCAACCGGCAAACCAATTATCGACGAAGTAATTCTAAAGGATATTGGGTCGGAGATAGCTTTGTTATTTCTGAAATGTCTCGATATTACAAAGAAATTGGGGATGATCTCGGAAGGCGCGAACGCATGGCTGAAGCTATGTACGAATGCTAATCGTATCCATCACCATTGTTCTGTTGCAACTCACACTCATCGTTGTGCACACCGTAAACCAAATTTAGGACAAGTACCAAGTGACCCAGAATACAGAAAACTGTTCTTGCCAACCCCAGGTCAAATTATGGTTGGTGCTGATCTTGCAGGTATTGAACTCAGGATGCTTGCTCATTATCTTGCTCGGTTTGACAAAGGTCGTTACGCTGACATCCTCCTTAACGGAGACATTCACCAAGTTAATGCCGACAAAATCGGAATTAGTAGACGGGATGTCAAAACTATCACCTACGCCTTCCTTTACGGAGCAGGTAACACCAAAATCGGACATTCCTTTGATCCCCAACTAAGTGATGCGAAAGCTAAAAAGAAAGGTAAAGAAATTAGAGAAGCGTTTGTGGATGCTATCGATGGACTTGCGGAATTACTACAGGCGATTAAAAAGGCAAGTCAAAGAGGCTATGTTCTAGCAATAGATGGTCGCAAGATCAGAGTAGATAGTGCACATAAAGCACTTAATTATTTACTTCAATCATCCGCTGGTATTATAGCCAAACGCTGGATGGTTATTAACAACAACACTATTAAAACCACCGGGCTGTGTGCATCACAGCTTGCATTTATTCATGACGAACTCCAATTTGAATGTTCACCCGAACATGCACAAGACTTACAAACATCCTTGGTATACAGCGCTGCAGCAGCTGGAGAACACTACAACCTCAGAATCCCCATCTCAGCAGACGCCAAGCAAGGAAACAACTGGTATGAAGTGCATTAATCGTATCGAATGGGTTGCCGGTCTTTTTGAAGGTGAAGGCTGTTTGACATACATCAAAAAAGATGACAAATGGCAAATGAAAATCAAGATGACTGATGAAGATGTTATTTGGGATTTTTACCTTGCTATGAATTGCAAAGGTAATATGTATGGGTTGCGTAAATCTCCTTCAACTCCTGACACTTCTAAACCTTTTGCTGTTTGGCAGACTGGTAAACGCGATTTGATCTTTGAACTTGTTGTACAAATGTTCCCGTACATGGGTAATCGTCGTCGTGTAAAAATGCAAGAATTTATGAACTGGTACATGGAGAAGCAAAAATGAAACTACTTGTTGATGCTGACTTCATTGTTTACAAATGTTGTGCTGGTGCAGAAGATGAAGTTGATTGGGGTGATGATGTAATTACTGTTGTCAGTAAATTCAGTGAAGCTTACAATAGTGTAATACGTGAATTGAATAATATTAAAAATAACTTTATGTGGGACGTACCTGAAACGGTTTTGTTTTTTAGTGACAGTAAGAATTTTAGGAAAAAAATTTACCCTGATTACAAAGGACACCGCAATCGCAAAAAACCTTGTGGGTATCGTAGAGTTATTAAAGAGTTGAGTAATGAATATGAAGTTATACGTATGCCAGAATTAGAAGCTGATGATGCTATGGGCATCTACGCTACAGCTAATTTGGGTAATATTATTTGTTCACCTGACAAAGATATGAAACAAATTCCAGGTAAGTTGTATGACCTGAAAGAAGTGATAGACATCACTCCTGAAGAAGGTATGCGTTGGCATTACATCCAAACACTAGCAGGAGATCAAACCGATGGTTACTCTGGTGTACCTGGAATTGGAATTAAACGTGCTGTAGCTTTGTTTGAAGAGTATGGGTATACATGGAGCACCGTTGTAAAAGCGTTTGCCGACAAAGATCTAGATGAAGATGTTGCATTAATGAATGCACGCCTAGCTAAAATCCTTACCTTCACTGACTATGATCCAATTCAACGGCAAGTCATTCCCTGGCTTCCCTCCTCAACCGATAATTGAATTAACTGTTGAGCAAGATTTTAAATTACGTCGTCTTGAAGATCTTTTACCAAAGGCAGAGAAAGATGATGTCATCACGTTATTATTAGCTTTACAGCGACAGAACTTCTGTCTTTGTAACACCGTTTCAAACCTTGTAAAACAATGGCCAAGTCACCCGCCCACTACACCAGAGGTTCAATAGAAGTCTGGGACTTTATTCGTGATCAGGGTCTTAATTATCACCTAGGCAATGCAATTAAATATATTTGCAGAGCCGGTTACAAAGATAGTAAAACATCTGATCTTAAAAAAGCAATCCATTACCTTGAAAATGAACTCTTACATACACACGAGTCTGATGGACCAAGCGGAACAATTCCGGTCCGCCTATGGCGTCCAGAATGGTCCGACGAAACGCCCGACCCAGAAAGCTTTGATCGATGAAGAGTGGAGTGAATTTCACGAAGCTTATCATTTAAAAGACAAAGAATCGCAGCTTAAAGAACTAGCT